TAAAATAAGCATCTCTCAATGCTTCTTTTTTGCGTTCTATCTGTGCAAGGCACTGCCTTAATCTTCTGTAAGGACTATCTGTAAGCATAGTAAGAGTCATTAACTGATTAGTAGTCTGTGTATTCTTTCTACCTAAAGAATTATTGGCTCGTTCCATCTCAACCATGCGTTCAGAAATCTTCTGAATTTTGTCAGAAGTAATAGTTGCCATTCCGCTAATAGAATTTTGTATTTGGGCTAGTTCGTTCATGTTCCTGAAAGCCCTCCACCATCTGCTGAATTTGTGTCTAAGTCACCTACATCAGTAGCATCATCTTCAGTTGCTATTGTGATCTTATCTATAACATCAGAGCCGTTTGTTGATGAGCCACCTTCATTGTCTCCACCTGCAAATTCACCTCTAGTTCCATCACTCCAACCACTCATGCTTGCTCTGGCAACAGTAGCATCTCCAAAACCTGAAGCGTTTCCTTCTGACGCAACTGTCATAAATTCCATCACAGCAGAAGAACTATCTCCTCTGAAATAAACTGCCCTAGCAGCAGATGAAATCATATAACCTTCCTGGTCTGTTGTGCCTAAAGTTCCAGTACTTGAAGAATCTGCTGAAGTAGAAAAAGTGTGGTACTCAATAACATCTTCAGTACCTGAACCACCATCATATCCACCTGCAATTAAATACTTACTGTTCCCATTACTTGCAGCTATTCCACTTTTAGCTTTGTCTAGGTTGCCTGCATCTACTGAAGTAGCTGGCGATGCAAAAGTAAAATATTCTTTATTATCAATTCTTCCTGATGCTCCTCTTCCACCAGTAACAAACAATAAAGTGCCATTACTAGCACCTCCTGCACCACCCATACGAGCACCAACTCTAAGGTCTGCAAAATCAGCTTCACTGCCAGTTGTAGCAACAGTGATTTTGTCAGTATCTGTTACGTTATTAGATGATGATGTTTTACCACCAGCAAATACTCCTAAAGTTACATTTGAACCTGAACCTACTAATCCAAATCTAGCACTTTGCAAATCACCAAACTCAGATGTGCCTACATCAGATGCTATAGTTTTGTATTGAATTACATTGAGCGGAGTTTCTGAACTAGTACCATCATTTCCACCTGCTAATACACCCCTTGTTCCTGCCCAAGTTAATGTGCCAGTAAACTCTTGTCCATTAAACTTTTCTAGATCGCTGTCATCTTGATCGTTAAATTTGGCAATATTTGCTAAAGCAATCGTGTTTATGTTTGTTATTTCATTAGCCATTATGCGTGTTCAATTAAGTCCAAACTCGGATTGAAATAAATAGTGTCAGCAGTTAAAGCGACACCAACCTTTTGTACGAAATCTCCTGTACCACTAGGGGCTGTTGCTGTTATTTCTCCTAAGTTAGTACCTATAAACAAGTCTTCTCCTGGAGTAAAGTTGTAAGTGTCATCCCTAAAGATGCCTTGTAATAAAATCTTTACTTCAGCATCACTACCTGAAGAATTTGCTTCTAGTGCAACACCAATAGCTGGCATTGTTCCTGCAGCATCTGCGTCAGTTTCATCTAACTTTCCGTTACTGTCTATGTATACGGCTTCACCAACAGCTAGCCCATCTAAGGCTGTCATAGTTATTACTACGCCTGTAGCTGTATGGTCAGTACCTGGAGCATCATCTCCAATAATAAGTTGTCCTTGATCTCCAAGAGATATGGTTTTCGCATCAGATATAGTCAAACCATTGGTATCTATCTTTGCAATTTCTGCATTGTCTGCATCAAAATGAATTTCATTTACTGTTTCAAAGTCTATTTTTGTTTGAGCGTCTTCACCTATAACTATGTCAGTAGCTAATAAAGACGTTATTGTAGTTACAGCTCCTGAGAGCTGCGAGCTTTTCGCTAATCCTGGCCCAAATCCTGTTGGCATAATATTCTCCTATTATTCAGGCGAGATATTAAAGAATTGCCAGTCAATAGTTTCAGTGCTTCCTGTGTCCTGTTCTATTGCCTGAAAACCTGTGATCTCAGCTCTTGATCGTAAATAAATTATTTCTCCAGCATCCCACTGATTTCCTTTTGTGGTAGTTGGAGTTGTTCCATCTCTTGTTTCAACAATACTTGCAGTACGCACATATCCTTCAGCGTACCTAGCACCTGCAGGTATACTTCCTGCAGATATTCCAGCTGCAGTATTCGTAACAGTTTGAGTAACAAGAGCGTTTGGAATTGGTGAAAAATTACTTTTAACCATCCTTGCCTCCAGTATTATTTTTTGTAGTAGGTTTCGGTTGATTCATCTCACTAAGAGTTTTAGTCAACATCTGCCTTTCAAGCCTATCGGCTTCTTTTAGCTCTCTTGCCTCTTCAGTTTGTAAGGTTTCAAAAGCTCTTTTGTGCCGAGTTCTTAGATGCCTGTCACGATCTAATATTGTCCTGAAATTAGATTTATTACAGGTTATGAATCCATATGAATCATATTTTTTCCTGTTTTCGTCATCAGGGTGTAAGACACATTTAATTGTGCCTCTGTGTATTTCTACGTCAGGCATTTTTGTGGAGAAAAAATAACTTCCGTTAGCTCGTCTTTTTTGCAGAACGCCAGGCAACATATTTCTGTTAACTGTCGATCTAGCACCAGTTTGTGTATCGTAAACGTACACATACCCAGCACTATTTAATTCTGATGCTGTCATGGTCATCCCATTACTAGTACTTGCTACAGTCGAACCTTGCCTTATGTCTCCAGGTTCTTCCGCTACTTCTGCATCTCGCATAAGTTCTTCCATAGATTGAGCTTGTTCTACCATTACGTTCTCTCCTTTTTAAACTTAGGGCCAAATACACTTACCCCTCGTTTCCATTTTTGTTTCTCTTCTACGTTGTCCCAAAACAATTTGTTGTAATCTTTAGGTTTGTGGTTCTGTAATGAAGGTGGCATTAAATTCATGGTTTCAGCCATTCTTATAGCCTCGTCTACTGTATATAGTGCTTCGCCACCACCTTTACCATTTGGAACTCCGCAGATTAATTGAAATTGCTCACCGAAAAGTCTGGCATCGCCAATATCTCTTTCGTACCTAGCTTTCCTGTCATTACGAATAACAGTAATAGTCTGATACCTACGAGAACCTGAGTAGTCATGAGCGTTCCTATTGAACTCAGCTAAGTAATAGCAACGCTCATTTCCACTGATTTCGGCTTGATTTAATTCAATCCTAGAAACCATTTAATCTCCTAGGCAGTCCAGTCTCTAAAGCCTCTTGCATACACATAGTCAACTTCAAATTCCTTAGCTGCTCCCTGCCTGTTTTCAAGCATAAGGCAAGCATGGAAAACATCTGATGCTGTAATTGCACCAGTTATTGAATCAACAAGTGTTAGCTCTTTGTCTGCAGATAGATAAGTATCAATTCTTCCGTTAGGACTAATTTCAACTCTTACTACAACAAACTTGTCTGCTGTTACCACTTGGTTTGAAGTTGTCGTAGTAGTTGCTGTAATTGCTGTACCATCTTTGTTAGTACCAGTTACAGCTCCTCCATCACCTGATGCGGCCCTGAAAAAGTCTGTAGTACCATCATTGTCATACTGCAATCCTGCAACACCACCAGAACCATTGATTGTCATAGTTGCTGTTGCGTACTCAGCAGGCATAACAGGTGTGTCTTTATCTAAAGTTTCTGTAAACCCAGCAAAGATACCTACGACTAAATCGTCTGCAACTTTAAATCTGGCTTCCATCACAGCACCACCATTAGATGGTTTAAATGGGCCTGAAAATAAAGCTATGTTGTCGTTGTCACCAGTATCAGTTAGAAACTGAATGATTCCGCCTTCTTCATCTACTACGTTTTGAATTGTGCCTTCGTTTACGGAAACCGCTGCCCAGCCACCATTCAAATCTACATCTGTATTTGCACTTATTGTTACGTCTTCAAAAGAACCTAAAAAATCATTAAATGCTCTTATTTCTCCAAAATTTCCTCTTGGCATATAAACTCTCCTCAAATAAAAAAGTTAATTGTTTAATTTATCCTGCTGGTGTAGATGCGTCTGATTCGACTTCCACAACCCAATTTCCAGAACTTCTCTCTCCCCAGGCATACTCCTCATAGATATACATTCCTGTAGCACCACCACCTAACTCTGGTAGTCGCTTTGTTTCAACGTATGGGGATCGACCCTCTACAAGAACTAATCCTGCTTGTGAGAAAACCCCACCTTTAGCATCGTCAAGAGAGTTGATAGTAATGTTTCCATCCTCATAAAGCCTTGCACCAGCGATTGTTCCTCTGTATCTGTTTTGGAATGCGTCAGCCGCAATACCAACAGTAAGAGGTGCTCCAGCCTGAGTTTCAGTAATCGTTGCAGTATCAACAACAGAAATACCTGGTGTTGTTAATTGGTTATCAATGTCTGCTAACTGAAATCCGTGGAAGACAGCGTTAATAGGCATATCGGCTGGGGCAGGCTCATTTGTGTTTGATGTAATGATGTACGCTGCAGATGAAATATCTGAAGTGTCCAAACCTTGTCCATCTCCACCCATTGTTGTTGATGCAGCATCTATAGCAGCTAAGCCGTCTTGGTCTTTCTTTCTTTCAATAGCGTTCTGAGCTAATGATCCTGTTTGAGCATAAGCGTTTGCACTAATTCTTAAAGCCACTCTGTCGGTGATGACTGTATGTACCCCAATTACTGTTGGAGTGATACTAAATAATGTGTCATCCATTTGTTGTGGGTTGTCGAGTTCAGTGCTTTCGCCTACAGCTTGAGCTGTAAGTTTAGCCATGCTGACTTCATTCCAAGTCGTTCCAGTGTTTTCTTCTAGCCTTTGCCTATCCACAAGGTTAGGCATTACTCCTGCGAACTCTCTCACGATTCTAGCTGAAGCTATGAGCGTGGGAATACTGTCGGCAAGAGAATCTGTCAAAGTGTTTCCTGCAGTTGCCATTTTTTTCTCCTAAATTTATATGCGGATTCCTAGCTTTCGCATTTCTTCCGCAGCTTTTCTTATTTCATCTCTAGTAGCTGTAGCATCTGAATTTCCAATTTTAGTAAGTAGAGATTGGCCGTTTGGAGATACTGGCATACCCACACCTGAATCTAGGTCGTTTATACCAAGTTCCTCGTTCTGCTTTCGCCTCTCTTCCTCTGCTGTCCTTCGAGTTGCTTCAACTTCAGTTTCACGCTTTTGTCTTTCAATCCGTCTAGCGGTTTTCAAAAACTCAGCGTATGCCGCATATAGTCCTGAGATATCTTTGTTTTGATACGATGGTGTCCACAAAGCCCTGAAGTCTGCGAGTTCTTCGGATTGTTCAAGGTTGAGTCCCAGCTCATCAATAGTTCCAGTTATCTCTCGAACCATTTCGTCAGATGCGTTTTGGAATGATCTGCTCGTACTTCTGTTAGCTGTTTCACTTTGAACTTTTTCAAGTTCCTCAACTAACACTTGCTCATCGTTGGTAGCCTGGTGCTTTATTAGAGCATTGACTGTCCCTGTCAGAGCTGCAATCGAGTCAGCGATCTCATCCGTAGATGATTTCTCTTCCATAGCCTTTTTGTATCGGCCATTTAGAGCGGAGTAGTCCTTATCACTCTTTTCGAGTTGTTTCCGCATCTCATCCATTTGCTCTTGTAGTGATTCGATACTGGGTTGTTGTCCTTCTGATGAAACTGGAGTCTCCTCTGCCGAGGGGGCTGCTGTCTCATTCTGTGAAACAAGTTCGCCTGTGTTATCGAATCCTGCTGTCGAGTCTTGTAATGTCATTTACTACCCCTTTTTAATAACAAAAAAAAAGCCGCCTGAGAATTAACTCATGGCAGCTTGTGCGCTAAAA